ACTTGCACAGCTGGTGGCGCTGGTCAAGATGGCATCTTCAAACTATCAAATCAACGCACTGCCGTTGCATTCTTGTTAGCTCCTGAAGGTGTTACAGATGGCAAGAAATTGTTTGTTGGAACTGGATTCATTTCAGCTCTTGCACCAACAGTTTCAGCTGATAGCCCTGTGTTCGTGTCACCAATCACCTTAGAAGTGAACGGCGACTACACATTGCTAGCATCTGCTGTAGCAATTTAATAGTTTAAGAAACTAATAGAAAGCACCTTCGGGTGCTTTTCTTACGTCTGCGTAAATGCTAAATAAACTTGTTCATAGGAGAACAGATATGATTTTTGATAAGCTAACTGAAGAAGACATTCTCAAAAGCCTTGAAGCAGAAGTTGCTAAAAGCATTTCAGAACTAAAATGTCTACGCAAAGACTCAGAGCAAATTGACGCACGTTTGCGTTTTGTGCTCTCAGCAATACACTACTTGAAGACTCAAGTAGATGACTTTAAATAAGATTGGATATACGATATGGCACTTAAATTAACACAATTGGCTAGTAAGCCACAACGCATTAAAATCACTATTGATTCACCAGAGATCGTGGAGAAGCATGGTGACACACTTGAATTCTGGATCATGGATCGACAGCCCATTGATCAGTTTATCAAGATGGCAACTATTAGTGGTGACAACTATGGCGAGATGATTCGCATGGTTAATGAACTAGTTTTAGACGAAGAAGGTAATAAAGTTCTTGGTGAAGGTGAAGCATTGCCGAATGACGTTATGCTTGCAGTTATGGCCTCGGTGGTGGAACGCCTGGGAAAGTAACTAACGAGGAGATTCGTGAAGATTCTCCTGAGCTGGCAATGATTATGTTGATAGACACACTGGGTGAACGTTACGGTGTGTTGCCCAGTGAAGTTATACGTAGAGCAAATACATTTGATGTATTCGTAGCAGACACAGCAATTGGATTCAGAAACATGCAGCAAGACCGTGCAATGAATGCTAGTAAGCCTGTAGATCCTGCTAGCTATGATCAGGACGAGTTATTAAAGATGATAAAGGAAAGTCGTGGGTAAAGTTAACTTATCGCAATTTAACAAACAAATGGCAGCATTGGAAACCCTTGCTGCTGATTTGCCCGCGGCTGTTCATGCAGAATTTGTAAAGAATACTCCCATAGATAAAGGTAATGCCAGACGAAACACCAGGCTGCAGAATAATACCATTATTGCTGATTACCCTTACAGTCAAAGTTTAGAAGATGGGCACTCACGACAAGCGCCGCGAGGCATGGTCGAACCCACAGAACAATGGATTCAGCAGGAAGTGAATCGTAGATTAAAAGGAACAAAAAATGGCAAGTAATATTCGTGTCACATTGGAATTAGATAATAAAACGTATCTAGCAGGTGTAAAAGCTGCTGATTCAGCAACACAGGCATTTGGCACTAATGCCAATAAGGCAACTGCCAGCATTACACCGGGAATGGCCAAACTTAGCACAGCATTTGGTGGTTTAAAAGCTGCCATTGCTGGTGTTGCATTTGGATCATTGATTGCACAAAGTTTAAAGTTTGCTGACAGCATTCAAGACATTGCTGATGCGACTGGTCTAGCAAGTGGAACCATTATGGGATTCAGTGCAGCCATTTCTGAAACAGGTGGCAACTTTGAAGCAGCACAAACAGGCATCTTAAAGTTCAGTGAGAACATTGGTGAAGCTATTGCTGGCACTGCCAATGCACAAAAAGCATTTCAAGCTGTTGGTGTAAGTTTACAAGACTTACAAAATATGAGCGATCAGGACTTGTTGGGCAAGACTATTGCAGGCTTAGGTCGCATGGACAATGCAGCAAGTCGTATCAAAGCTCAAGTTGATTTGTTTGGCAAAAGTGCTAGAAGTGTAAACTTCCCAGACTTAGCAGGCAAGTTTGGCCCGGCAGTAGGCGAAGCTGACAAGTATGCTAGTGCAATCAAAGCTGGTGCTGATGCACAACAGGCCATGGAAGTCAATATGAAGAATTTGACTGTGGCGCTGACTAATGTCTTAGAACCCTTAAACAAGATTGTTGGTGGCATCAATGTTAGTGTTGGTGCATTTGAAAGTCTGATCAAATCAGTAGTGGCCATCGGTGCAGCTTTCTTAATATTTGCAAAAGTAATTCCAGCAGTGCATGCCTTGATTGGTGGATTAGGTGCTGCTATCACAGCTGGTGGTGGTGTCATTGCACTCTTTACTAGTGCCATAATGGGTTTAGTATATGGACTAGGTAATGCAATTAAAAACTTTGGCAGATTCATTGGAGTGTTAGCATCAGGTCAAGCTGCTACAGCCAGTTTAATCTTTGGTTTAAAAGGTATTCTAGTTGTATTCCTACGCTTTGCTGGTATTGCTGGTGTAATCTACGCAGTAGTAGAAGCAGTTAACTTCTTAAGTAAAGCATTCTTTGATTTTGATATCATTGATACTGTTATTACACAGTTTGATAAGTTATACACATCAGCTAAAAAGTATTTTGGTATTAAAGATAGTGGGTCAAGCACTGCTGGTGCCGGCCGCGGCGGCAATTCAGACACTACTGCTGCACAAATTGCTCAGGGTGAAAAACTTAAAAAGCAATACGATGAACAACAAGCTCGTGCTGCTGAATTTAAAAAGCGTCAATCAGAGATCAGAGTTGAAATTGATAAAGTTGGTGAAGCCTATGATAGAAACAATGATAAGTTAAATTCACAACTAGCCATTGAACGTCGCATTATTGGTAAAAGCGAAGATCAACAAGAATTGATTCGTGCTGAAGCTTCTGGTTGGGAAAGAATGTATGATGTAATCAATGCTCTTACTGACAAACGTAAAGAATGGGCTAAAGGAACTCCTGAACAACAAGCCAGCTTAGGTATCATTGATGCTGAAATTGCTAAAGTTAAAGAACGTGGTGAAAAACAGAATGCAAGTATCATTGAATATACAACAATGATACAAAGTGCCAGACTCATTGAACGAGCAAGATTAGTTGACATTGAAAACATCACTAAAGCATTTGAAGATCAGAAACGTGTTCAAGAAAGTCTAGGCGACATTCAGCGTGGCATGATTGCAGCAAGACAAGATGTTGCATTCTCAGGTAGACAAGCTGGACTAAGTCCATTTGCTGCACAAGTTGCTGACATTCGTGAAAACGCACGTAAAGCTGCATTAGCTGCTGGTGAAGCATTTGCCGCAGCGTTTGAAGACACTGGCGATGGTATGACACCTGAGAAAGCTGCTGAGTTTGCTAACGGGTTGAAGAAGATTCAAGATGGTTATGCTGGCATTGCTGATGCACAATTAGTAAACTTAGAAGCAAGTCGCACCTGGTCTGATGGTTGGGATAAGGCATTTGGTGCATATAAAGACTCTGCTCAAAATGCCGCAGACCAAAGCACCACATACTTTAACACGTTTACAAATGGTTTTGAAGATGCCATTGTGAACTTTGTTAAGACTGGTAAGTTGAATTTTAAAGATCTTGCAAATAGCTTGATCGCAGACTTTGCACGTATTCAAGCTAAGAAACTATTGCTTGGACTTATGGACATGGGCGGCGGTGGCGGATCTGGTGGATTACTAAGCACCATCTTTGGTGGTGGTCGTGCAAATGGTGGCCCAGTAGGCGTTGGTGGTGCTTACATGGTTGGTGAACGTGGTCCAGAAATGTTTATCCCAAAAAATGCTGGCACAATTATTCCTAATGGTGCAATGGGCGGTGGTTCATTAACACAAGTTACATATAATATACAAGCTGCCGATGCAGCAAGTTTTAGACAGATGATTGCAAGAGATCCTGAGTTTCTATATGCAGTGACTGAAAAAGGTCGCAGCTCAGTTCCAAGCGGTCGCAGATAAGGATTAAGATATGAGTTTTCAATGGATATTCGACAATGCTGAAACACTCAGCATCAATAAGCGACCAATTGTAAGTCAGACAGTTAGTCGTGATCAACATGTTCGCAGTGTTAGTCGTGGTGGCGCCGTTTGGCGTTTTACAGTTAAGATGCCTGATGGTAAACGCTGGAGTGAAGTGCGTGGGCTGATTGAAAGTATCGATCAATCCAACTTACTAAGCAATGAAACTGTCAATCTAAGCAAATCAGGATACAACTACATTGTAGGTTATCGTGGTGATGCTGTTGATACAAGCACAATGACTTTCAAGTATACAACTGCACAAGCAGCCAGCGATACAACAAAGTTTGAACTTGGCAACATGCCTGGTTCTACCGGACTTGTATTGTTTCGTGCTGGTGACTTTATTCAACCAACTGGATCTACTAAAGTTTATAGCATTGTAGAAGATGTTATTAAAGGTGCAAATGCAACACAACTTGTCAAAGTAAACAGAGGCATCTTAAATACACCAAGTGCTACTGCTGTTACATTGCAAGTTGGCAGTCAGGTGTCCTGGAATGTAATTTGCACATCATGTCCACAGTGGTCACTCATTGCATATGACGTTGTAGGCTGGAATGGCGACTTCCAATTTCAAGAGGTGCTATAATGACTACTCCTCTTGATTTAAGCTCATATAAGCATGTGCAACAATCATCATTTGTGCGTATGGATGTTCCTACATATGGAACAATACGTTTTTCAAATCACAATGTGCCATTTGATATTGTTGAACAAGATAGTGTCACTTACACTTATTTGCCTATGGGTATTCTACTTGGCATTAGTGAATTTAACAATGAACTACAACCAAGTGCTGCTGATGTGACCATTAGTTTAAGTGCCATTGATCAGGCTTTTGTAGCTGGTATGATGGGCTATGCATTAAAGGGAACACCAGTATCGATTCGACGTGTATTCTTTAATAGTGATACTGGAGTTGCGCTAAATATCTCAGGCAATCCAAGTATTAGATTTAAAGGTATTATTGCAAACTACAGTTTCAATGATGAATATAATCAATTCGCTGGAACATCAACTACTACAGTGAGTATTAGTTGTTCAAGTCTTGTTAAAGTATTAGAACAAAAGTTAGTAGGACAACGCACAAATGATAATGATCGCAAATACTTTTATCCTAATGACACTGGCTTTGCTCGTGTCGCAGCAATTGTTACAAGTAATTTCGACTTTGGTAAGAAGTTAAATACATGATAAGATCAGCAACAGTGCATGACATTGAAGCAGTATTAGTATTGCTTAAAGACTTTGCTGCTGCTAGTATTATAGACTATAAAGCCTGGACTGCTGTTGATGAGAGTGCTGCAAGATTTAGACTACTCAATTTAGTATTGCATCAATATTTAATTGTAGCTGAAAAAGAAGGTGAACTCATTGGCATGATAGGTGCTTGTAAAGAACAGGATCCCTGGATTGCAAGTCTAAGTAGAATGCGAGAACTATTTTGGTGGGTTGCACCAGCGCATAGAAGAGGACGATTATCAGCAGAATTGTATATCCGTTGGGAACAAGACTGCGAAAGATTTATCCGAGATAAATTAGTGGATCAAGTTAGCTTATCCACACAACCTGGTAGTAGTGATTTAGATCTTACTAAGCGTGGTTGGAGATGTGTAGAACAGCATTGGATTAAGGAATAGATATGGCAGGATTTTTAACCGCGGCTATGGCTGCAGTCGGTAGCAGTGGAGTAGGTGGCGCATTGGTGCGTATTTTGCTTGCTTATGGTGTAAGTCGATTGATCAATGGATCAACTGGCAAAGATAACAATAATACAACTGTTGATCAAGGTGTGCGTTTACAACTTGCTCCTGATACAACAAACCCAATCCCAGTGGTATTTGGTAGTGCTTACTTAGGCGGTAAGATAACTGATGCGCAGATTACAGACGCAAATCAGACAATGTGGTATTGTTTAACAATAGCCGAAGTTCCAACACATAATAGACTTAGTGATAATGCTGCAATCACTACAAGTTTCGACGAGATTTATTGGAACAACCAACGTGTTTACTTCCTGTCAGATGGCGTCACAATTGACTATATTGTAAATCAGGATGGAGTAGTAGATACAAGTGCTCGCGGGCTTGTAAAGATTTACTTGTATAAGAATGGCAGTGCAAATCCAACTTTACCAAGTGATCTAGGCAACTATATTTCTCCACTTCCAGCAACTCCTGGTGCTGCACATACACTAATGCCTGGTTGGACAAGTGCTACCTCAATGAGTAACTTAGCATTTGCTCTGGTTAAGATCTCTTATAACCGTGACAAGAATATTACTGGACTACAAGATCTCCAATTTAAATTAAGTAATAACTTGTTTAAGCCTGGCGATGCAATCTATTCATACTTACGCAATGAGATCTCTGGTGCTGGCTTTGATACAGCACAAATTGATACAGCCAGTCTTATTGAGCTGAACAACTATGCTGATGATACAGTAAACTATCTTGATGAAGAAGATGGCGTTATTAAGACGCTAGCCAATCGTTATCAGATCAATGGTGTAATCAATCCATCTGAGAATGTTATGACTAACTTGCAAAAGCTGTCCAGTAATACTGGTTGCTTTGTAAATTATGATATTGGCACAGGACTATGGGGCGTTACAATCAATCGAGACATAAGTCCGAGCCTAGCATTTGATGATAGTAATATCATATCAGGTGTTGATCTTACTGGAACAAATTTAGACAACATGTATAATGCTGTTGAAGTTGAGTTCCCACATCGCCAGTTGCGTGATCAGATTGATAGCATTCGCATTGATCTACCAAGTGAATTTCGTAACGCAAACGAACCTGATAATATTTTAAAGATTCGTTTAGACTTACTCAATGAACCATTGCAAGCTCGTGAGCTTGGTTATCTTGAGCTATATCAGAATCGTATGGATCAAGTAATTACTTTCACTAGTGATTATAGTAAGATCAATACCGAAGCTGGCGATGTTATTACAATCACTAATACAGTATATGGATGGACTGCACAACCATTTCGTGTGATTCGTGTGCGTGAAGTAGAGGCTGAAGATGGTGGGCTTGCTGTTGAGATTACAGCACAAGAATATGATGCAACTATGTATACCGCTGGCGGACAACCAAGACGCCCACGGATGCCAAGTCAAGGCATTGGTATTCCTGGCATTGCTGTCATTGGAACCCCTGCTGCTCCAACAATCACTTTATTCAACTCAGTTGCAGTTCCTGCAATTAATATTACAGGATTGACTCCAAGTGGTATTGTTGATCAATTTGAGTATTGGTATAGTTCTGATGCTGGCACAACTTATAACCTCATTGGTATTAGTCGTAATGCTAATGGTTCGCCATATAATCAGAATACAAGTTTATCTTTTAGAGCTGACAAGCTCATTGCTGGAACTTATCTCTTTAAAGTGCGTGGCGGCAATGCAACAGCTTTTGGTCCATATAGCGATGCATCAGCTAGCACAGTCTGGTTGCCAGTGCAAGTCACTGACGCTGTTACTGCTGATACACAGGTTAGTGTTCCTGGACTAGGTGATCTTCTTGGCCCATTAGCCATGGGTGCTGTTGCATATTTTGCATATCAAGCATTATATCCAGAAGCGATGAAGCTGCTTGGTGATACAGCCATTGGAGAGGCTCTTGGCATTCCAAGTTCTGCAATACAGAATATGAAAGATGCTGCTGGCAATTTCAAATTGATCAATGCTGGTGGAGCAATTTTATCACCATATCAGAATGATACTATTACATTTGAAGCTGGTCCTGGTATCACCATTGAAGCAGAAGCTACAACAAGCACTATCACTATCACCAGTGTTAGTGCAGCCAGTGGAGTTATTAATGATCTACAAGACGTAGACACATTATCATCTCTACCAGCAACAGGTGCGGTGCTTACATGGGATGGTAATAATTGGGTTCCAAGTGTTAGTGAGTCTAGTCCTGGCGGACCTTTAGATCCTGCTGGTGGAACTTCTGCAAGCACAAATGTAGACTTTGCTACCGAAGTTGATTTCATTATGGACACTTGTCAAAGTCTAGCACCAAACACAATACGTATTAAACGATTAGGTGGCACATATGCGGTCCCAAGAAAATATATTACAGCTGGTGGAACAAAAACATTAACATGCTATGCAACGACAATGCCAACACTCTTCATCCCGAATCATAATACACCTATTGCTGAAGTTAGACCGTTTAGCAAAGGTAGTTTTTCATTATGGGCTCCGGACCACGCAGCAATACACTTAAAGACTATTTACTTTAATGTAATAAATGGGTCAGAAGTTATTGCATATTGCAATTTTTTTGATAATGGGGCTACCATTATGTCTCAGAACTATTGTGCTACTATGCCTCCGGCGGACAGACCAGTTTTTTCAACGTCTGAATTTCCAAGTGGGCATAGATTTGTCACATTTGCAATGATACAAAGTTGGTCGCCAATTGAAGGTGATAAGTATCCTATAAACAATCTGACATACACAACAGTAGCAACTGAGTATTATGCGCGGACTTATAGAGTTGTTCAGTATCCGAGAATGTGTAGAAATCCAAACAGCGCACCGGTAAATTACGATTTTAACTAATAAATAAAGGAGATTTTTGATGGCATTACAAATAAAAAGAGGCACAGATACGCAGAGAATTATTACTCTGCTGTTAGCCGGAGAACCATATTACTTAACAAACTACGCTAGTGTAGGACTATCACCATTTTGGATTGGTGATGGTGTGACATACGGTGGTGTAGTTCCATCACCAGGTGAATTGTCAGAGCTGTCTGATATTTTAATTACGTCAGCCTCTGATAATGATTACTTACAATATAATGCTGCTACTGATCAATGGGTTAACCGTAGCTACATTACTACCAATGGCACCGCTACATTTAATGGCAATACAGTAATTGGCAGTAGTAACAGCAATACATTAAGAATTAATGCTTTTAATATTACCACACCAAATGGACTAAATTTTGATGCAGGCACGCTAGTCATTGATGCAGAAAACAATCGTGTAGCCATTGGTCGCGATACTGCTGAAGCAGCACTTGATGTGCAAGGGTCAATTCGTAGTCGCGGCACAAGTATTACTTCTGACGGTGATTTAAATGTAAATGGTGGTGATATTAATTCAACTGCTATTGTTGCAACATTATTTTCAACAGTCCCAACAGTTAATATTGGATCAAGTTCTGGTGCTGTTCAGATTACTAGCACTGTAGAAAGCACTAGCACTGACATCGGAGCTCTTCTTGTAGATGGTGGCGTTGGAATTAATAAACAATTAAATGTTGGTGGTGCTGCAACCATTGGTGGTGCTGCAACCATTGGTGGTGCTGCAACCATTGGTGGTTCAGTTCGTATTGATTCAATTGCTGCTGCAACTTCTACTCTGACTGGTTCTTTGCAAACTGATGGTGGTCTAGGTGTTGTTGGCGCAGCATACATTGGTGGTGCTGCAACTATTGGTGGTTCAGTTCGTATTGATTCAACTACTGCTGCAACTTCTACTCTGACCGGCTCCCTACAAACTGATGGTGGTCTAGGTGTTGTTGGCGCAGCATATATTGGTAGCACACTTAATACGACTGGTGCTGCAACATTTGCATCTAATGTTACTATAACTGGTAATTTAGAGGTAAACGGACCCTTAGGTTACATCAATACTACACAACTAATTGTCAAAGATCCAGTCATAGCTATTGGTAATGGTGATGAAACTCAGAATACAATGGATATGGGTATTAGATTCAATGCAATATCTGGGACTAATGCCACAACAGGATTTTTTGGATGGGATCGTTCGACTGATAAATTTACCTTTATTAAAGGAATCAATGGAGATAATACTGTAACAGGAACTGTAGGAGATGCCCAATTTAATATACTCAATGCTACTTCATTAAATGTAGTCAGCACTGATATTGGTAATCTCTCATTGGCAAAAGTTAGCCCGTTACGTCCTGGTGTTGATTGGGGTCCTAGAACAATCACAACTACCATTGGTGATTTAATCTTACACGGATATGATAATAATTCAAATGATTATAATAATTGGGCTAATGTAACTATCAAAAGTGCAGTTTTAGCTGTTGATCATGATTTACTTGTTAGCAGTAATTCAACATTGGGAAGTATAAGCACAAATACAACAAATGTAAGAGGTAGTTTCAAAGTTCATGCATTAGCTGATAATGATTTATTTGTCAATGCTACTAATGGCAGAATTGGCTTTGGCACTGCTACTCCACAGTCAAAAGTTGATGTCGTCGGAGATATTAGACTAACAGGTGGTATTAAGGGCGCTGTTGATATTACCGGGACCACACTTACAACGACAACAACAGCAGTAAATCAGATTCTTGATATTGTATCCCTGGCAGCATTCAGAACAGTTAAGTATATCATTCAAGTAACTAGTGCAGGTTTAGGCGCACATGTCATGGAATGTTTAGTAATGCATGATAACACTACTGCATATATTACAACTTACGGTGAGATGTTTAGCGGTAATAGTTTAACAAGCATTAGCGTAACAGTTTCTGGTTCAAATATGCACCTTTTGGTAACCCCAACAAACGCAGTTACTATATACAAAGTCACTAAGACAAGTATCACAGCTTAATAAGGAAAATGAATTATGAGCAATAAGAATTTTAGAGTCAAGCAAGGCCTTGATGTTGCCGGGAGTGCAACCATCGACGAGAATTTAACGGTCACAGGTAATCTGACTGTTAATGGCACAACTACAACATTGAACACAGAGACATTAATCGTCGAAGACAATATTGTTGTTTTAAATGGTAGTGTTACAGGCACACCAAGCACAAATGCTGGTATTGAAATTGAACGTGGCACTGCTACTAATACAAGTTTGCTATGGAATGAAACCTCTGATAAATGGCAATTTACAAATAATGGTAGCACATATTATGATATGGTTACAACCGATACAAACACAACTTATGCAATTG